GGCTGAATGAAACCCGCATAGATATTCACATTGCTGGTCTGGTTCGCAGCAACGCTGACGGTCAATTGCCGCGCATTGAGTTCAAGGCTCGGGCCCACGAGCAGCTTCATGGCGTTGCCAACGGAAATCGGCAGGCCGTCCAGCGTCTTTTGCCGGAGGATCGCCGCGCGACCATTGGCAAGGTTGGTGATGTCCAAGGCACTCCCCGCCGCCGCCTTATTGGCGCGGGCGGCCGCCGTGCCGAAGACCGCAGCCGGGCCGTTGGTCAGTGTCGGGCCATCGCCATTGGCTTGATTGAGCAGCGCATAGGCGGTGGCATTCTCGAAATCCGCCACGCGCCGCCCAATAGCGGCGGCAAAATCCGTGAAGGCGCCCAGGTCATCATTCACCAGCATGGGCCGCGTGACACGAATGCGCCGCGCGAAGGTTTGCAGCAGGACGATTTCCTGGCTTTCCGACATGGTGCCGGCCTGGATCTCGCCATTCTCCATCAGCGGCATGAGCGTCGGGAAATCACCGACGCGCAGATGCCGGTGCGGCTTGAAGTCGCGGAAATCGCGCCGCAGGAAGATCTGCCGATAGCTTGGCGCTGCCGGCTGATAGGCGGCCAGCAGCATCTTGTTGGCCGCAGCCGAGAGCAGCAGCGGAAAGTCGGAGGTGGTATGGAAGGCGCGCTCGGCCAACAGCGTCGGGTTGCGCGGCACATTCCTTTCACCGCGGACCCTGAGCAATTCGCCGATCATGTCCGAGGGCCGCCAGCCCATGAATTCGGCATGCCGCCCCACACCCTGCGGCTGGTAGCCGGGCATGCTGCGCGCGGCGAGCGCCTCCGCCATGGCATCAAGGATTTCCGACGGCGAGTCATGCCCAGGCCCGGTTTCCGGTCGCGCCGGAATGGCAGGCGGTGCGGCACTTTTCACCATGGCGTCGAACAAGGACCGGCGCGCCTGGTCCGGGTGCCAGCCGCGCTCGACGGCCTCACGCCGGATATGCGCGGCGGTCTCGGTGCCGACCAGGGCGCGGGCAGCGTCAATCGCGCCATCAATGCCGGCAATGCGCTCGCGCTCGGCGCGCTGTGCCTCACTGCGCAAGGCTTCCAGATCGGGCGCAGCAGCAGGCGGCGTCTCCACCGTGGTGGTTGCGGGCGGCGACGCGGCAGGCGGCGCCGAAGGGGCTGCCGGGGTTTCCGGCGTCGTCTCGGTCATGGAGTGGTCCTCATCAGCCAGGGCAGGTTCAATGGCGAAGGACGGCGCGCCCTGCGGCGCCGCGCCTCGCACTTGCGCATCCCGATCAACGGGGATGGGCACGATCGAAATCTCAAAAGGTTCCCAATCCACGGCGCGGTAGATCATCTCGCCGCTCACCGGATCGGGGCGCTGGTCATAGCGATGCACGCGATAGCCAATGCTGACGGCGCGCAGCGTGCCATCGGCAATGCGCTGCCAGAGCGGTTCAACATCAGCAGCGGCAGAGAATTGCAGCCGCGCATGGCCGCGCCCGCCTTCAAGTCGGGCGGCAATGACACGGCCCAGCACATCACGCGCATCGCTGCTGCGATGGGTGTTCAGCACCGGCGCATTGCCGGAACCGAGTTGCGCCATGCGCACCGCATTGGGCGACATGTCCAATTCCTCGGTGATGCCGCCGAGGGAGGGCACGAAGTTGCGCGCCCGCGCCCCAGTGGACCAGACGACCTCGACTGTGCGGGAAGCGCGATCCACGGTGGCGGGTGCGGTGATGGCGCGGCGCGCGGTGATCGATTGCCCATCGGTGGGAAGTCGATCGGGCAAAGCGGGGGTATCCGGCGCGGGATCGCTCCCGCCCGGTTCGGGCATTTCTGTCATGGCTTTATCCTTGGTCGGGCGCCTTACGGCGCGGCGTATCCCTGCAGATTGGCAATCACGACACTGCCGGCAGTAACCGCCTGGATGTTCAGCGCCGCATTGGCCGTGCCCTTCAGCGGGCTCGGGAAGACAATGTCATAGACACCGCTATTGCCAGGCAGCAGGCAGCGCCACAGCACCGTCGCTGTACCATCCTTGATCTGAAACTCCGTCGCAGTGGCTGAGGCATTCTGCACCTGCACGCCCGTCACGTAATTTCGAATGCCGGCCCCAGCTGCAGCCTTCACCGCCGTATCGGCAGCCGTAGCGAGGCCAGCAACCGGCCCGGCATAGGCCCAATCCAACTCCGGGATGGAGAAGGGCTTACTGACCAAAGCGCCGATCAGCGTCGCCAACAGATCAACACCGCGCCCCGTCGTCACCGCCAGGGGATTGGCCGAAGCGCCCGTTGCCACCAGCACCGGCAGGGCACCGGCGGTATTGCGCGCCTGCCCACCGATGGGCGAGACAACCGGCATACCAACCACATTGACCGCGACACTCTGCCCCGCCGCGGATTGCCCGCGCCCGGCGGTGATTTCCGCCGTCAATTCGGCGTAATCCTGCACCGCCAGAAACTGCACCACCGCATTAGTATTGCTCGCCGGCGGCGTGGCACCATTCAGCCAGCGCAGCCGCACCTTATAGAGCGCATTTGGATCCGGGATTTGCTGGTGCCGGCGATAGGAATTGGCGCGGCCCGTCGCGGCATCCAAAGCGCCGCCGTGAAACCAGGCCTCATCGGCAAAGGCCTCAATCTCATAAATCCCACCGTTAACCGAGGTCGGAAAAGTAACCGCCGCCGAGGAAAGCCGCGCGAGGCCACCATTCTGCACCTCATACTTCGCGGAGGTGGGCGCAATACCATCAAACAGCAGCGCAATGGCGTGCTGGCCATCAGGCTGGCCGGTTTCACGGTTCACACTCACCGCCTCCACCAGGAAACCCTGATTGGCGACGCGTTGCGAAAGGGTCAGCGCGATGGAGACGCGAAAGGGGATGGTGAAAACCTCGGTGCTCAGCACCCAGCTTTCTGCGCCAGGGACAACACCACTGCCCATGGTGAGCACGCCACCGGCGACACCCAGGCTGGCGCCGCTGCCAAGCTGCTGGGTCCATTTGCCGGGATTGAGGTCTGTGCCGGTAAAGCTGTCACGCCACTTCTTTTGGACGCTCTTGACCTTCACCATGTCCTCAATCGGATCGTAGCCGCCAATGCTCATGCTGCTGCTCCGGGCGTGTTGTTCTGTCGCGGCGGTGCTGCCGCGCCGGTGGCCGCGATTTCCACCGCCGCCATTTGCGCCGCATCCTGCGCGCCGCCGGATTTGGCGACGCGGCGCGGATCGGTGTCGAGCGAGATGCCCGCCGCATCCAGCGCGGCATTCGCCTTGCGGATTTCCTCCACCGCCTGGCGGAAATCATAACCAAAGGCACCGGTCGCTTCGGATTGCGGCGTGAAGCCTGCGCGGACCTGCGCAATCAGCGCTGTGGTGTCCTTCAGTGGGTCGATCATCTCATGCGCGGGTGGCACATGGGAAACGCCATCGGGCATATCAGCGCCCCAAAGCCCGAGCAGCGCGCCTTGCGTGTGAAAGCGCTCCGCAATCGGCCGCACCAGCATTGGGATCAGCATGCCGTATTGCACCTGTTCGCAAAGGCGCCGGAATTCGATCTTGCCGGCGCGCAGGCTTGAGTAATTCGCCTGGGTCAAATCGCCGGAGACCTGGTCGTATGTCAGCCCTGCACCGACAGCGGCGGCTTCAAGTGCACGCCGGGCAAAAGCGGTATGCGATCCGCCGCCTGAGGGGTTCACCACCTCCACACTGCCCATGCCGCGCCGGTAGAGGATCATCCCTGGCTCAAAGCTCTCCACAGCGCGGCCTTGTGCGTCGCGCAGCAGGTTGGCGGCGGGACCGGTCAGGGTGTCCTCGCCCTCCTCGGTCACCACGGCGGCGAGGCAGGCTTCGATCTTGGCTTTCATCAGCAGCGCGGCCTCGTAATCGCCAAGGTCGCGCAGCCGGAGCAGCACGGGCGCGAGCCAGGAGACATCGCGCAATTGCCCAGGCCGGCGCTTGCGAAAGAGATGCAGCACATCGCGCGCCGGGATGAAGTCGCTATTTTGCCAAGCCGCACCCGGCAGCATCCAGGCGGCGCCGGGGTGGCTGCGATGCAGCCAATAGCCGATGGGTTCACCCGCCTTGCCAAGCGCAATGCCCTGGATGGTCGGCGCGCCATTCACCATGCCGTGGCGCGCTGTATCCAGATGATCGCTTTCCAGCACTTGCAGGCTGAGGCCGATCGGGTTCCGCGCCGATGGGCGCGTGGTGACCAACCGGATGAAGCATTCGCCGCTTTCCACCACGGCACGCATCGCCAGCGCCTGCAGGCCATAGAGATCGAGCTTGCCCTCCGCGTCGCAGCCGGCGCTGTCAGCCCAGCGGCGCCAGGCATCGGCGTGGCGCTCATCGGGCCAGCGCGTGGTGATGCCTGCACCCACCGCATTGCCGGTCCAAAGGTCCACGATACGCGCGGCATAGGGGTCATTGCGCACGGCATCACGCGCGCGGCGGGCGATGCCTGGTGCGGCCATGCCGATTTCTGCTGTAGCGCTACCGCCCGAGGCCGCCCAGCTTGAGGCGCGACTATCCTGCGCTGCCGCGTAGCCCCGAAAGGCCCTCCAGGCGGCGCGTAGGCGGTGTTTCATGCGGTGGGGGCTCCAGAGATCGTATTAAGCAGCGCGATGGGGCCGTGGCAGGTGGCACGTCTACTGGCGTGGCCCTCCGGATCACGGCGAAGGGTCGGGCTCGTCCTCATCAAGGAAGCTGCGCCTCTTGCGCTTAACCGGAGGGTGTAAAGGCCTCAGTTTTTCCGTAACCAAGGAAAGGATGATACGCGCCTTTGTTTCGGGATTCCGGTAACTCTTAAATGTTGCACGGATGGAGATCGGCAAACCGCTTTTGAACACCAATTTGGGGAATAGTTGCATTTGCACGGGTCCCACCGTGCTCGGCAGCAGCTTGGGCCATGCCAGGGCAATTGCCAGGTGAGAAACTACCCGCCTGATCAGCAGGACGCGCCTATCGGCTATTTTTTCAGGGTGAAGTTTTAGGGAAACGCTATCCCGAATGAGTGGGCTTACGGTGAGAAAGACGCCAAACCCGAGATAGGCCAGAAAGAGCAGAACGAGGATTTCGAGCATGCGGCGGTGCCTCCTTTCGAGAGGAGGATAAAAACAATCCCCCTATATATAGGGGACGCATCTGCACGGTCGGACCGGGGGTTACGCCCCTTCATCCGGAACGGGAAAAGCTGGCCAGCGTCATGCCCGGGCGGCGTGCGGCGGCATTCTCCGCGCCATGCAGCGCGGCGATGGCGCGGCCCAATTCATCCAGGCTGCGATATTCGACGGTTCGACCTTCGAAGGTCACGCGCGTGACGCCGCTGGTATAGGCGCCGACGAGCACAGCAGCGCGGCTACCCGCAGGCTGCGCCAGCGCCCAGGCGAGGGTTGTGGGGTCCAAGGCGGATCACCCTCCCGCACCGCGCGAGAGGGCACGCAGGATCGGCAGGATCTGAGCGCCACCCGCGCCAAGCGCGATCAGCACCGCGACGATGCCCCAGATGGCAGCCTCAATCCGGCGCGACTGCTTGCGCAGACCGCAGATCTCCGCGCGCACCGCCGTGTAGCGCTCCGCACAGCGTTCGACATGCAGCGCCAGATCCTCGCGCTCACGCGCGTGGAGTTCCCCATTACTCATGATTTCCTCGCTGATAAAAAGTTTACCGAACCGGGCATCGGGGAAGGGCGCTTCTACCTTTCCAAAGATCTGCCCTGAAGCTCGCGATGTTTCGCGCGAACGCCGCCACCGTCATTCCGTTACAGGTGGCGACCCACATCCATGCGCTGATGCAGCACGCGAACGACAATAAGTTCTCTCTCGGTGAGGCGATAGAATACAAGATGGGAGCCGACCGCATATTTGAAGTAGCTGTCCCGAATATCGACAATCCGTCCGGTTTTGCTGCCTGTCGCCAGACCATCGAAAGCATCGACGATGGCGGCGTGGTAGCTGTCCGCCTGCTCAATCGACCAGTTTTTGTAGGTGTAGAGCCAGATCTCTTCGAGGTCCGCTTCCGCCCTGGGTGACAGCAAACAAGCCCGGGGTTTACCTGGCATGCTTGCTGCGCATGCGCTTGAGGAACGCGCCATTGTCAAATGGTACCGGCTTGCCGGATTCCTCGCCGACAATGAGTGCTTCCTGAAGGGCCTTCACTTTCGCCTCATGCTCCTCCAACAAACGGAGGCCCGCCCGAACGACATCGCTGGCGGAGCCATAGCGGCCCGATTGAACCTGCACATCGATGAAGTTGGCGAAATGGTCGCCGATTGAGACTGACGTATTGCGCGCCATGACCTACCTCCTGGCTAGTGCCAAGATATACCAATTTTTGGTATCGCTGGCCACCCCTTTCTTGCTGCATGGAGGTCTCGGCGTCCCGAAAGTGATCACCGCAGCCAACCGCCACGCGGTGCCAGCCAGCCGGGCCGGCGCATCATTGGCGGGGGCGCTGAGCTTGGCGCCAGCGCTGGCAACGCCGTTGCAGTTTCCACTTGCGGCACATCGACCGGCGCATTCGCGATATCCTCGCGCAGCCTCTGCCAGAACCGCTCCCCATACCGATCCGCACCCAGCAGCCACAACGCCGCACGCGCCAGCACGGCGCAATCCAGCGCCTCATTTCTATCTCGCAGCTTGGCCCATTCCTGGCGCACAAAGCCGCGCCGGTCTTTCACTTGGTGCAACTGCTCCGCCACCAGCTGCTTGACCCATTCAACCTCAATCCCCTGCGGCAGATGCACCCAGCCGGGCGGGAATTCCGCCGTCTCGCCACGCCCAAGCCAAAGCCGGCGATAAAGATCGACCTTCCAGGTCGAAACCGACACCGTCCAAAGCTTCAGGCCGCGCCGCAGCTTTCGCCCATCCACCAGTGCATCCACCGGTGTCGGCCCCTGCACGGGCTGCGCGCGGTTCCAACCATCCACCCCCTTGGTCGGCGCAATGCGCGGATCACGTAGCCGGCGCAGATGGCCATAGACCGCCGCCGTATCGCGCCCTCCCGTGTCCACGCACGCCTTAGCAATACGTATCGCGCCGCCATTTGCCCGCGGCCAATCACGCGCCAGCAACGCCGCCAAAGCATCCCACGGCGCGCGTTCGCGCGGGCTGCCTGCAATGACGATGTGATCCACCAACCAGGAGGAATAGCCCTCAGCCCAGGCCCAGATATCGCATTCCAGCCGGTCATCCTGCACATCCACGCCTGCCGTCAGCACCAGCGCGTCCTGCGCCACAACACCAAGCCGGAAATCCTCGCGCCGTTCCACCAGGCGTTCCCAATCCGGCGCCTCACCACGATCCTGCCAAGTCTCGCCGAGTACCGTGTTGCGGAAGGTCTTCAGGTCCTCGGCCTTGCCCTGCGCGGCCTCCCAATCGCGCGCGATTTGTTCCCAGGACAGCCAGCCGACCGGCGAATACAGCGCCGAGATGTGAAAGCCGATGGTATGCGGGTTTTCCGCTGCCGCTATCGGGCGCCATTCGCCGGCGGCGAGCATGGCGGTCTTGTGATGCTCCTCGATCGGCGTGTCGCAATCTTCACAATGGTAGCGCACGCTGCGCGGGTTACCCTTTTCCCAGATCAGGCGTTCGAATTTCAGCCATTGCATAGCACCGCAATGCGGACAGGGCAGGAAGTAGCGCCGCTGGTCGGAGGCAGCGTATTCCCATTCAATCCGGCTGCGCCCGGCGATGGTCGGGGTTGAAACCAGAAAGGCTTTCCTGCGCCAGCCGAAAGTGCGCGCCCGAGCCTCGGCCAGGGCAATCGGATCGCCTTCGCCCTCAATATCGCCGGGATAGGCGTCTACCTCGTCCAGAAACAAAAACCTGGCCGGCATGGATCGTAGCCCGACCGCACTATTTGCCCCCGTCAGGACCAGAATGCCGCCGGGGAATTCCTTGGACAGCATGGTATTGCCGCTGTCCCGCGCGCGGGCGGGCGCCACGCGTTCCCGCAGCGCCGGTGTTTCCTCCAGCAATGGATCAATGCGCTGGCGCGAGAAGCGCTTGGCGAGTTCCACGGTGGGCTGCACTGCCAGCACCGGGGCTGGGACGTGGTGCAGGACATAGCCAAGCCAATTATTGCCTGCCTCGGTCGCGCCCACCTGCGCGCCTTTCATGAATACAATCCGCCGCGCCGGATGCACGGCCGACAACGCATCCATCACATCGCGCAGATAAGGTGTCCGGCTGGTGCGCCAGGGGCCGGGTTCGGATGACGCCCGGCTACCCAGGATGCGATGCTGTTCTGCCCATGCCGAAACAGTGAGCTGCGGCGGCGGACGCAGCATGGCCCCGGCACGGCGGCGCACATGCTCACGCGTGCATTTCACCAACCCATGCTGCATCGCAGTATAACAAAACCCATTCAAATCAATACGTTAAACCTTGTTGGAAAAATCGGCTAACCCTCAAGCTTTGGAGAGAATCCCCCGCTTCGGAGAGAAAAAGCCCGACCATTCCGCTTTTGCACCATCAAGGTTTCTGGCGAAAAGCCCGCAAATACTCCGGAATTTCAAAGCACACCCTGGGCTGAGAGCATGTTTTCGTAAGGGAAAGTGGCGTCCCGTACGAACGCCAATAAGTTATTCGTGCGTGTTCAGCGGCGTTCCGATATATCGCAGATTCAGTTGAATATATCGACAAATTCCTTGAATCGTGTGCGTGGATATCCCATCTAATTCATTGCCATTCAGCCTTAGCGGGATGGGATAGCGGATGGGACAGATTCAGGGGATTTAGATTGGCTCTCACAGACACCGCAATTCGAGGAAAGCTTGCGCCGGGCCGCCACACTGATGGCAAGGGGAACGGGCTTGCCCTTCTTGTTCGAGAGAACGGGGCAAAATTCTGGACCCAGCGCATCAAGCGTGCCGGGAAAATCACCGAACTCGGGCATGGCCGCTATCCCGCCGTAAGCCTCAGCGAAGCACGTAAGGCAGCAGCAGCGGCAAAAAGGGAAGCCGATTTAGGGGCTGATCCCCTGACACAGAAACGGGTTCGTAAGGCACAGAGCCATACGCTTGCCCAGGCACTGGATGCATATCTGGCCGCGCATGCTGCCGCTTGGCGATCCCCAAAAACCGAGAAGATTTGGAAGGCTAGTCTCGAGAAGCACGCCGGGCGCCTTTTGAAGCGACCCGTATCCGCTGTCAGCCTTCACGAGGTTCACTCGCTTCTTTCGGCCTTCTGGAACACGCGACCTGTTATCGCAGGAAAGGTTCGTGCGCGCTTGGAAGCCATTTTCGAATTTGCTGCCGCTCAGGGATGGCGCGATGGCCCTAACCCGGCGGCGTGGCGGAATGGCCTCCGTCCGCTCCTTGCAAAGCCCTCTAGCCTCCGCAGGACGCGACATTACCCTGCTCTGGCATGGGGCCATGCGCCAGCCTTCATAACCGCCCTGGAGGATCAAGGGGGTGATGCGGCGCGCTGCTTGCACTTGTCCATCTTGACTGCGTGTCGCTCGGGTGAAGCTCGTGGCGCACGGTGGGAAGAGTTTGACCTTGATCAGGCGGTTTGGACGATACCTGGTGCCAGAATGAAGACTCGCACTGACCACCGGATACCCCTTTCAAGCAGAGCCATCGCGCTACTCAGAAAAATTGCGGCGACACAGTCTGATCCGGCCCCCAAAGCTGGACTTATCTTTGCGACCCGGAACGCCACCCCATTCAGCGACATGGCGCTGCTTGCAGTGGTCAAGCGTATGCACGAGTCAAAAATGGAGGAGGATGGCACCGGCTGGCTTGATGAACGGGGAGACCGCATCACCCCACACGGCTTCCGTACCACTTACCGCACATGGTGCGGCGATCATGGCTACCCGCGAGAAATTGCCGAATTGAGCTTGGCGCATCGCATTGGGAGCGAGGTGGAGCAGGCTTACGCGCGAACCGATTTGCTGGAGCGGCGGCGTGCTGTGATGAATGACTGGGCTTCTTTCCTTTCTGGCGAATCAGGGAAGGCAGGGAACGGCTGACACCCGCGTTTCGAATCACGTACGTGATATGCACCCCTGCGGCTTCATCGAGCCTTTCGCTCAATTCGCTTGGCACATCAGCCCAGCCGGAGCGAATGAACGTCTGGCCGGCGCATTACCGCCGGCCACGATGGAGAAAATAGATGAGCACCGTCCTTCCCACCCAAAACCAAGATTGGGGCTTCTGGGGCACCATGGGTGAGCATGCAGCCTCAGCCTGGCCCATCGCCTTCGACTGCGTCCTAAGCGCTACGCAGGCCGAGCCCGACGCTGTGCGCGCCTTTCTCGATAGCCGGCATGGCCGTCATTTTGCCGATGGGGTGAATAACCAGATGCACCTTGGGGCCAGCCTCCCAGGTGCTATCGCCAAAACCATCGCAGAATGGATGTCCGAGAAAATTACACGCAGCACCAGCCGCGAGACTGGGATTCCCTTCGGCCTCCCCCTCCTGGTGGGCTTCGTGATCAATGAAGGCATCGCCTCTGAGGCGCCGGAATGAAGGACTGAACGAGCCCTATTAGCGGCTCACGAAATAACCCCGAGGGCAAGCGGACCTTCGTTGCCGCAAATTGCGTAATCTCTCGTCAATC